ATGGTGGAAACGCTCACCCCGAACCGCTCGGCCAACACGGACAGTTTCACTGTCTTGGGCTTGCGGATCGCGGCGATCTTGGTCCACGTCAGCTTGGAGTTAGGGTTGTTCGGACCGTGGCGGTCCGGGTAATCGCCCTTGCGGGCGGGGGTCGGTATCTCATTCATAGGACTCCCAGTGTATAGCATTTGGTATACACGTCAAGCCTAGAATCAAAGAAATTTCAGTCTATAGCTGATATTTCTGCAGGCCGTAGCGGGCGACCAGCAGCGCCTCCGCCCTCCCATCGCGCATTCCGCCACGGGGTCCGTGCAGGTCGGCGTGCGGGTACAGGCGGGCGGCCACCACCATGGAGGACCCCTTGCCCTTGGGCATTCCCCGCAGCATCACCGCCTTCCATGAGGCGGGCTCGACCGGGGTGACCGGAATACCACGGCCCCAGAGCATCCCGCACAAGCGCCCGTAGTTCTCGAAGCTGTTGGCAGCGGTCTGGATACTCTGGTCAGGCACGATCAGCGGGCGTTCGACGTAGACCATGCCGAGCCCCTCCGGCCCCGGCACCATGACGCCATCGCGCAGGGCGCTGACCATCTGCAGCAGCGCGATCACCCCCGGCAAATCCAGCACCGTGCGCTGGCGTTTGCGCTTGGGGTCTTCGACCACGACATTGGGCAGGTCGTATACGCCGAGCAATCCCCCGGCGTTATCGAGGAAGGCGATACCGCCTTCGCCACCGGGATCGACCCCGGCGATCACGCGTGGGCCCCGTTGGTGGTGCGCTCGCGGCGGTCGAGTTCGCGGATCAGGCCCTCGCGCAGCACGGAAGCCTTGGACACGCGGTAGCGCGAGCAGTAGCGGGACAGCCGGGCCTTGAGGTCCTCGGGCATCCGCACGTTCACCTGCGGGCTGTCGTTATCGGTATGGCCGTCTCGCTGGTCGGGCCTAGTCTGGTGTAGGGTGGTCATAACGGAAAACTACCCCACCCTAACACACTTTCAGCCTTTTGTATATCAGATTATAGCGGAACCGCCCGACCCCTGTGTTTTTTGCCCAATTTTTTGCCAAGTATGGCCCCCCGCAGGGGCCCCTTAATGCCAAGTGCTATTTCTATTCTCGTTACGCGTGATAAAATTATGTGATATATAGGAGTTCTTTAACAAGAGGTCTGTGAAAGATACTACGATAACACACAAAACAGAGGTACGTTCTCCAAGAGAAGTACCACTCCCCTGTTCTTTGCCAGCACTGGGCGGTTTTTCTAGTCTACTCTGTCCCGTGCCTCCTTGAGTCGCCTGCGGCGGGCGGTTACCTGTGTGCGGGGGATGTTTCTAAAACTGTGAAAGATTTCCAAGAAACCACATTAAAAGTTCTCAGAAATGCCAGTTGAAAGAATCCGGCAAACCACACGAAGATTTTTTCGAATAAGCTTGAACTTGTGGGGAAAATGCTGGATTCTTGCAACGTGCATTTATCCTAAAACTGATTGTAAAAATAAAACCGAACAAACAAAAAAGTTCACAAATAAAACCTATCCCACGAACCGTTATGAAGACCTTCGATCCCGCCTCGTTCAAAACCACCGTTTTAACCTCCGCCGACTGCGCCGATGTCGCTGTCGTGAATGCTGGCAACCCCGTCCGCCGGAATGTGCTGCTCAATATGCCCAACCTCGACAGCCTGCGCAGGTCCTTGTCCGGGTTCGGGTGGATGCGCTTCTGCGATGTGCTTGAAGACGGGTCCGTATTCCTGCAGTTCTATTCCTCGATCCCGGCCAACCACTGCCGCCTCGGCGGGGCCCTCCAAGCTTTGCAGATGGCCTCTTCCAATTCCCGGCGCAAGGGTTACGTGCCTGCCCGCACCGTGGTCAGGCTGTTCAAGTCCTATGCCGTGTGGGCTGCCCTGCTCGCCTCTCCCACCCATGCCGAGATGCGCTCGCTGGCCTTGACCGTGCTCCGGGCCATGCCGCTAACCCCTGACCAGTTGCCTACCCTCCGGCTCATGCTCCCCATGCTGGGAGACCTCGGCCCGGAAAGTCACGATATGGTGAGGCTGGCGATTCCCGCACTTGAGTGGGCCATCCCCAGAATACCCGAGAACCCCCGCTTCTTTTGCGGTGCTGTCGAGTCCCCCTACGCCTCCTTCCTTTCCCCGGCCCAAATAGCTGAATGGCACGCCTTCACTGACACGCCAGTGGATTGATTCCCCTCCATATAGCCAAGGCCGCGCGATTACACGCTGCTGCGTCGACGCTAACCTCTACTATCACGCCCCAGTAGCCATCCGCATCCTGTCAAGACACGGCGTCCCCTCGCATCCATAGCACGAAAATTTTGCGCACTTCGTGCGCACGGGCCCTGCGGGCCCTAAAATTTGCCGTGCTACATCGAGGGTATGAGTGAGGAAGAAATACTCACCCATCACATCCAAATGCGACTAACAGCAAGGGCACCCCCAGATAAGGGACTGCAACACAAATGCCTTGCTTGCGGAAAAAAGACCCTGCACCCAGAAGCCATCTGCAGCGGATGTGCACTGACGCTACTACACTTCGGTGCAGGGACGACGCAATTAAGCCGACAGGAATTCGACGTCCTGTTGAAGTTGTGTCCGTACATCAAGAAAACGCCCAAGTCGAAGGGCAAAACATCAAACAAAACGACTAATACATAACGAACATGGATAAACGCATAACCATCATGTTCGGGTCCAAGTGTGTGACCCGGACTCTCGATGTCTGCACTGTTGCAGACGTACTCAAAGCACCCCAAGTCACGAGCGATCCTGACTTGCAGTTCGGGGACAACGTCCTCGTCCGCTCCAACGGCGTCGTTCTCAACAGCGCCAACCCGGTCGCCGACGGCCAGACTCTGGTCATTGAACAGAGTCAGAACACCAAGGGCTAATCCCTAACCATCAACACCTAACCTTAGAAGCCCCTGATGCCGCGTCATTCCGACAACGCATCGGGGGCTTCTTCTTTCATCACACAAAACATCATGAACGAAACATCAGAACTCGTCATCCGTGACGGAAACGTCTACCTCAAGAGCACTTCTGAAATTGAACTGCCTCTGCACTCCAGCAGCGCACTTGTCAGGAACAGAAGCCTCTTTGTCGCCGACTATGGCTTCCCGATGCTGCTTCTGCCAAAGCTCGACAACGATCAAACCGCCTTGGCCAACAAGGACTACATCTACGATTCCAACAACTTCACAACCGTGCATGAAAACGCACTTTGTTGCTATGGCCAATCGCACTTCTTCGTCACTATCACGCCCGGCTTCTACGTCACGGCATGGTGGCGAGCGATGCGCGATCAAGGTCTACCCGGACTCAGTGCCTTCTTCGCCCGCTCAAACGGAACCTTTCCGGGTGCGATCTACAAGCGCGTTTGGGTACCAATACCTTGCGTGTGGGCACTGACATTCTCCAAGAGTGACCAACCCGGATCATACCCGAGAGTTACGATAAGCCAACGCAGTGCGTTCCAGTTCACCAGTGAATACATCGTAGCCATGTATGCGTCCAAGTACGGCAAGTTCAGCTACGGACGCTTCCACGGCAACAACGACCAAGTGCTCTCGCGTGAAACCTTGAACACACAGTTCCGCAGCATCCCCTGCGCTAACGCAGGCCGCGACGGTCACCTTTGCACAGGTGACACCGGCTTCCTCAGTCTGATGTCGCACACAAGCATCATCTACCAAGGCTCATTACTCATGCGCTGGTTGATGACCGCCCAGAATAACGGCGACATGGTCGATGGTCGCACATTCCGCTATCTCGACTGGCTGCCGGACAGCGTCTCTGACGAACCGTTCCCGCATCTTGCGCCAACGACAATGCGCCCAACCATCTTGGGATTCCCGCCATGCGGAAACGCCGTCACCAACGTCCCAAACCTGCAATCAACAATCGCAATGCTACTGTCATGAGCAACCTGCAATCATACATATGCGCACTTAGCGTAAGCACAAAAGTAGCCCAGAAGATCACCTGTGAACAAGGTACAGTAACCGTTCCACTCGTCGTCTTTCTGTCGCGCTTACTCGAATACGTCGACTTCAGCAGAGACACCTCAGCACCACGGGACCTCAAAGAAGCATTCCTCAACGTATGCCACATGGCACAAGATATAACCCAATGTGAAGATGAAATCCGCTCAAACCTGCAGGCCGCCCCGCGCCAACTACTGCGCGACGGTGTGCCGGGAGTGCTTCTCACATCCATCAACACCCAGATGGCCCAAGCACGCGCACAAGCACAAGCAGATTATGTCAGAGCATTGGACGAAGCTAACAGGCTCAACCGCCCGGCCCCAGTGCCGGACATCACACCTGAATCAGAATGAGAATCCACATCCACATAATCGGAGCAGGCGGGATCGCATCCTACCTGCTGCCACCACTGTATCGTTCGCTACTATCACCAGAGCAACCATACTACTGGCACATACACCTGCACGACGGCGACACACTCACCGACGTGAACCTCAACCGACAGCTATTCACGCAAGACGCTATCGGACACAACAAAGCAGAAGCCTTGCTACAAAGCATCACAATGGAACGCCAAGAAGCACGACTGACTGCCCATCCTGACTACATCGACAACGCCTCTTCCTTGACTGAACTCGTAAAGGCCAGCTTGGAACCCGGAGACAAGGTAATCTACATCTCCTGCGCTGACAACAACCACGCACGACGCGAAGTTGTCGAAGCAGTCACATCAACACGGGGAAGCATTGGCTTCATCGGTGCAAACGAAACGCATTCAGCAGAAGCATTCGTTGTACTCGATAACTATGCTAACCCGGACAACCACCCATTCCATCGGCACCCAGAGATGGAAGTAGAAGACGGTCAATCTCCAGTACAAGCCATCGGCTGCACTGGAGACGCCGCCTTAATCGACAAACCGCAACTGCCTGTAGCCAACTTCAAGGCAGCCTGCGCTATCCTGCAACTCATCAACGCGTGGGTCTTCCAACAACCCAATTACAACTGGTCAACGGAACGCCTCACGCACGAACAAATCATCAATAACATGCCATTCTACCTACGGGCAAACGGCTATCACAATAGTGAGGAAACCTATGGACAATACATCAATTCCGCAGAGTAACTCTCTGCCGCCTATCCCAAACGCGGAAGTCATCGCGCGGCTCAGAAAGCTGTTCACCGACTTGCGCCTCTCCGTATCCGGGGACACAGCCAACATCATCAATTACTTCGCTGCATTCGGGAATACAGAAATAGCCAAAAGCCTTCTGTTCTCCGTAACGCGCCGGATAATTGACTTCCCTATGAACGTGGAACAATGGCCACGCTTCGAAGCGGAAATGTACCACGCATTCGGAAAACGGGCACCCAACAACCCGATAAGCGAGGAAATCGCCGCTGCAGAACCTACTCCACCCACACCAGCAGCAGCAAGCTACGGTGTCACACTGCTATCACCAGCAAACCATATTGATGTCGACGAGTTCGCTGACATATCATGGCACGCCAACACAACAGGTTATGTAACAGGTAGTTACTCAGCCACACGAAACGCCGACTTCGTCACATCAATCCGCCTCATCGACCAGATAAACGCCTTCGTGGACTTCGTCCAATGTGAAGCTAACGAAGAGTGGCTTGAACGCGCCTTACGTGAAATCAACCGAGCCGAAGGAACAGCAGTCGGACAAGCCCAAAACGTGATCCGCGTCTTCCAACAGCACGTTGCAGAATACGCTCTCGACGACCTTAGTTACGACGACTGGGAATACTGCGACGACGAAGCCAACGATGACCCAACGATCGAATACGACTCGTGGTCAACCGACGAGACAGAATGCAGCAACAGCTGGGACCTAGACGACCTTTGGTTCACCTTGGGACGCAACGAGGCCACCCAGCTTGCTGAACATCTGTACTATCACATCGAACAAGCTCTTCTGAGCATCCGCAGGGCCAACGAGGAAAACACTACGGAAACTGAAGAAGAAACGATTCTTGATGACGAACCCCGGGAAATCGAAAACGAGGAACTCGACCAAGAACCTGACGAAGAAACTGAAGAGGAACCTGACGAAGAAACCGTAGACCTCGAACTCGAACACATCATCGAAGGATACACACAACATGGACGTACTACTGCACAATAACAAACTATGGGAAGCCGTGCAAAACGACTTCTTCCAGACATACCGGGAACTACCCGATGTGCCAACCGCAACAACACTGCCCTTCCTCTGGAAAGGCCATCGCATCGACTACGAAACCTGCATCAAGCCAGTAATGAGCTTCTTCCTCGATCACCCGACCGATGAAGTGCAGGTACGCGTATACTACAACATCAAAACAGGTGAATGGAAACCATGGGCATTCCCACAACGCTTCCCTTGTGGAATGCACACATCGGAACTACCCAATCATCCCAACTTTGCCGAAGACATGCGGCAATTCACGGATGAATGGAGAATGCTCATGACCATCCACCATCATTGCAAAGCGTCGGCCTTCCAATCAGGCACCGACCACAAGGACGAGATCAATGTCGATGGACTCCACATCACATATGGTTTCCTCGACAAACCTGTCCTTGATTGGCACGCCAGAGTCTCCTTCAACAAGGGATTCTACCAGCCGATCCTATCCAACTGGTTCTTCATCAACGATCATGTTGATGCAATGCCGGACAAGTATCGTGACGACATCGTCAAACATTACCTCACGACACCCATCGAAGCCAACCAACGCGCCTATCCCACACGATGGACTGACAATCTCATCCGCTACGAGGCACCCAAACCGAACTATCATTCTCGTTTCCCGCACAATCCTTACGGTATGCACGGCACTCAACCACGCCAGATGTACAACGGATACGACCTGCAGGACGAAGATGACTTCCGCTGGGGCCACCTCAACGCGCAGCATGAACCAACCGCAGAATTCAAAAGTCCCTCGTATATCCCGCTGTCTCTGCCTTTCCTTGAGGAAAACCAACTGACATTGCGGCAATCCCTGCCGATCTACTATGCCAGCCGCTTCAAGGAACTTGGCTTCACTTCAATGGAAGCCATGGCACAGGCAACAGACGCGTTACCATACGAGTGCCTGACAATCTTTGCGGATGCAATGGACCTGTTCAGGCATATCCTCCCAACAACACACCAAGGCAACCTCGACAACGAAGCCTTCGTCATCATCCCGCGACTTCAATACGCAGCTGCATTATATGATGCCGTTGATGACTACCTCTACGAGGAACAGCTTCTCATCGCTGAAGCTGAAGCTGAATGTGAAGCTAAAGCTGAAGCTGCACTACTTGGCGAGTCCATGGTTACAAACAGTGATGACCCGACTATAGGCCGGGCACAGTAGCCTATAACAACCCGCTGGCAGACCGGGCAAAGTCTGCTACCTCTTTCATCAATAATACCATGAAACATCTAAGCATACTCGACAATAACGCGCCGCTGAACTTCAGCTTCACCTGCATTCACAAAGGCACCGTTCAACGCGGTGACCTTTACCTCGATATACGCGACCGTAAAACGCCGCTCAAACCAATCGACGAAAGACACATTGGTGCACCCATCACTAATCTCATGCCACAAATCGTCCGATTCATCGAACCACCACCCTCAACTATCATCTAATGAACTACGACTTATTCATCTACAAACTCTCAATTCTCAAAGACCGTTTTCATACTTGGCTATACTGGACAGTCTCCGGTTGGCCAAACAAACGCCGTTGCCCAATCTGCTGCGGCACAAAAATCGAAACCCTAGGAGACTACGGTGAATCATACTCACAGCCTTGTTCACATTGCCGAGCAACCGGATGGGTAAAACGCTATTACCACTAAACACTACAATGAAAACCATCAACATCGCCCCATCATGGCAGGTCATTGGCCGACTCGCCATCGACCTCATGCAATCACGCGGAAATGAACACATCACTTGCGCGCTCATCGAAGAACTCGTTATCGGTGCCACCAAAGGTGCCGCGATCCTCGAACTCATCAACAAGTTCAAAGAAGAACTCGAAGAGAAAGGGAACGACTACTACACATCAGCCGACATCATCGAGTTGTTCAACATAACCTACAAAGCCATCGCTTCAATCATCAACGAAGAGCAAACATGCCAGTGCCCAAATGCTACATCATCATCACAAAATGCGGAAGCGTAAGCGCTACCTACAAAATGAGTGATGCCAACATCACCAATCTTGCCAACAAGATGCGTGTCTCCAAACGCACAATCCGCAACTTCGTCAAGAACGGTTCAATCCAACTCGGATTAGACTACACCAACATGCACATCAAACAGTAACTATCATGGAATCGAAAATCAAAATCATCGTAGCCGAACGTGTAATGGAAATCCTAACGCAGAGACTAACACGCGAACTCGCCCAAGCTCTGCCACTCATCGAGCAACTCGAAACCAACTTCGCCACTTGTTATCATGTGGAAGCAACAGGCGATCCAGATGACGACGATGCTCCTGATGCACCTATGTACATCACCCTGGCCTATCACATCACCAACTCTCCTGAACAAAGCGACCAAGCCAACGCAGCAATGGCCAACGCCCTGCGACAAATCGCTGGAGGATTACCCGACTCAGTAAAAGGTCATCCTGTCTTCAAGTTCAGAGACACACCAAACAACTAACCCAACGAGTAGATCAGTAAGCAACACGCCTACTGGTCTACTCTTCTTTTTTGCCCTCGCCTCATCTTGACGACTGCGCACACACCACAAAAATCACATGCGTTACGCAAACGCCTCATAATCAACTCAATGAAGCACCGCCCATTACGATGCCCGAAGTGTTCCTAGATATGTTGTCTGTTACTACAGAATCTATATGTGTTGACCACCAATCACTTACGCTACACACAAACTCCGTGTCCCCCTACATGACCCCAATACTATCACGCTAACCCCTTGCACCCGCGATGCGGGACCGCCAGACACCCGTGAAGAGGAGATGAAGAGTACCATGCCCTGCTCCCCGACTTCGTCGTGTGCGCGAGCATGGTAAGTCGAGGGCCTATGAAAAAGAAACTGAATCCGATCATCCCATCTGCCGATGGCCTCACGGCTATCGGACCTGTCCTCCTCACTGGCGAAGTCGTCCCGGCCAAGAATGGCCGTTACTCCCAGCAGGGCGAGGTTGAGCATCCGGTGCATGGCCGTCTCGCTGTCGCCATCTTCTGCTCTGCCGAGCAGAAGGCGCTTACCACAGGTAAGCGTGGCGACATCATCGACGACTGCCGCATCCGCGTCAACGAGTGGCAGGGTGAGTCCAGCCTTGAAGCCATAGCGCGGTGCGCTATCCCGCGCCGCAACTCCGTTGCAGCGGGCTTCAAGCTGTAGGACAACAGGGGGCCCAGCGCCTAACGGCGCTGGTAACCCCCTTTTTGTCCTCGCCATCCCCCCAACTATCACCCCCCGTACCCAAAATCACTACCCGCAGATCGCCATGGTGTATGGTTATAAAAAGTATGGAGGCCCCCTTCCCCTTGTCTATCTTCCGCTACCATGACCACCCGAACTTTGACCCCTGCAGCAGTAAGAGCGTTAAAGCTGCGTGAGTCGATGTTTGGCCAGCTATCTGAGCACGAGGGGGTACGTCCGGGCGTCTACAACGACAGTTTAGGGAACCCAACCATCGGTATAGGGTTCAATCTGGCGGACTCCAAGAATCAAGAGTATCTGGCCAAGTCTGGAATCGACCGCCAAGCCCTCCTGTCAGGCAAGCAGCAGCTTAATGACGCCCAGATGAAGCAGCTGTACCGCAAGAGTTTCGCCAACGCGTACCGGGACTCCTTGGCTTTTTTACCTGATCTGGACAGCCACCCGGAACCCGTTCAGCGGGCGGTGGTTGATATGGCCTACAACATGGGGGCGAGCAAGCTGATGGGGTTCCAGAAAGCCCGTGCCGCCTTCATGAAGCGCGATTACGGCACAGCTTCGAACGAGATGATGGACTCGTTATGGGCGAAGCAGGTGAAGGGCCGGGCAGTGAATTTATCGAAGATGGTGCGCGAAGCCGGGGGCGTCGGGCCCTCGCCGGGCACTGGCAACCACCCACTGAACAGATAATATGGCAACAAAACGAAACTACCGCCGGGAATACGACACCTACCACGCCAAGCCCGAGCAAGTGGCCCGCCGCAGTGCCCGCAATTCCAGCCGCCGGGAGCTTAAGAGCGCCGGGGTTGATGTAGCCGGGAAAGACGTTCACCACAAGGACCACAATCCGAAGAACAAGAGCCGCCGCAATCTTGCGGTGACCTCGAAATCCTATAACCGCTCACGCAACAAGTAGAATGAAACGCCGAAAGACCCCCGGAACCGGGAATCACCCGATGAACCGCTGACGGGAGCCCACCACCCGTTATGCGAAAGTCGCCAAACCGGGGTGGAGCCCGGCAGTTGACGCTGCCGAAGCCGCCCGAACCTGAACCGCCCGCGCCTCGTGCGCCCCGCAAGCCCTCGTACTCGCAGGAGATCACCTCCTACTTGAAGGAGGGGGACGTGGAGTTGGCGGTCAAGACGCTGCGCGACGGCATGAACGCGTTGAAGATGGTGCAGACGGGGCGTTTCCGCTATGTGGAGATGCCCGACACGGGGATGCGGCTGACGGCGGCGAAGCTGGTACTGGAGTATGCCTTTGGCAAGCCGGAGACGCGCTTGAAGTTCGACGGCATGGAGACGGCGGCGGTGATGGCGGACCCGGTGGAGGTGGCGCGCAAGCTGAAGGGCAGCGGGCTTGATCTGGACACGATCATCGACGCGTATGCGATGACGGCGCGGCCAGTCGGGCACAGCGAGGAGGAGCCGGATGAGCGGGCAATCTGACGATGTCGACCTGCGGCACCTGATCCGGCTGGACGCGGAGGTGCATTTCGCGACCTGCGCGATGATTAAGGACAAGCGGGCGAAGATGGTGCAGGGGCCGCCGCCGAACATCCTGCAGAAGCGGGTATTCGCGCATTACCGCAAGTGTCAGGTGGCGGGGAAGGCGTGCAAGATCGTGATTTTGAAGCCCCGGCAGACGGGGGCGAGCACGGTGGCGCAGCACCTGATGTATTTCCACATGCAGAAGTACGGGGGTACCAATGCGGCGGTCATGGGGGACATTGCTGGCACCAGCGACAAGGTATTCGACATCTACAGGCGCTACGCCCAGTTCGACACCTGCGACTGGGGGTACCAAGGGTCGAACTTGGGCAAGGACTTGGCGGACGACATCCAGTTGCACAACGGGTCGGTGTACGCGAAGACGACGGCGGGCTCGAAGAACGCGGGCCGTTCGGGGACGATTCAGGCGGGGAATTTGACGGAGCCTGCGTTCTACCGCACGGAGGGCGGGAGTGACCCGACCTTGGCGTTCTTGAACTCCGCGTATGACGGCGGGCCCGAGTGTCTGTACGTGGCAGACTCGACGCCGAACGGGCCGCAGGGGTGGTTTTACGACACCTGCATGGCGGCGTTGCGCGGGGAGACGGAGTGGCATTTCGTGTTTGCGGCGTGGTTCGAGTTCAAGGAGCACAGCCGCCCGTTTGCCGGGCCGCAGGAGCGTGAGCACTTCGAGGACACGCTCACCGAGGACGAGATGGACGAGCGCGACAAGTACGAACTCAACTTGGAGCAGATGCACTGGCGGCGGGGAACGATCAACGACAAGTGCGGCGGGGAAGTGGCGAAGTTCCGGCAGGAGTACCCGAGCGATCCGCACGAGTGTTTCCTGTTGTCGAGCAGGCCGAGGTTTCATCTGGGCGAGGTGGCGCGGCTGCGCAAGGCGGTGGACAATGTTCATTCTAAAATAGTCAACTTTACGATCCAGCCGCACGGGGATGTGTCGATGTTGCCGGACCGCGCGGGCCAGTGGAAGGTGTACGAGGAGCCCCGCTACGACTGTTCCTATGTGATGGGGGTGGATTTGAGCACCGGGGAGGACCAGCAGCTGGAGCAGGGGCTCGCGCCGGACCCGGACTGGCACAGCGCGCAGATATGGCGGGCGGGATACTATGACCACCATCAGGTCTGGCACCTGCCGAGGCTGGTGGCGCACCACCACAGCAGGCTGGAGGTGGCGTACCTGACCGCCGAGGTGGCGGCTGCGGCGAAGTATTACGGCAACTGCCTGATTTTGCCCGAGGTGAACGGTCCGGGGCTGGCCTTGGTGAAGCTGTTGCGTGAAATCTACCCCGGAACGCGGGTTTACCAGCGCCGCAAGGTGAACGAGTCCACCGGGATGGTGGAAAAGGCGTTCGGGTGGCACACCGACGCCCTCACAAGAAAGACTATAATAGACTGTATGGCCAAGCTGTTCGTCGACCAGTCGGTGGACATCCCCGATCCGATGCTTCTGGACGAGTGCAAGGTGTTTATCGTGAACAAAAAGGGCAAACCGGAGGCAGCGCCGAAGATGCACGATGACTGCGTGATGGCCGCCGCCATCGCCCTGTTCAATTTGAAGTCGGCGGTGCAGTACCGCGCGCCCCGGCGCAACCGCCTGAGTACCGAGTTGCTGGAGCGCAACCCGGTGGCCTCCAGTCCCGACGGGTTCATGCGCGTGAAGCTGGGTGAGGTGGTGCGCCACAACACGCGGGCGCGGCGCAGCTACAGCCGTTAATACAATTCGTTGAGGGATCGCGCTTGCCTGACGACCCTTTCAGATCATGGCAAAGAGTGACAAATCACGGGGGCTGCTTGGAAACATCTGGGATGCAGTGGTACACGACAGCACAGCGGCGAACGACGCCAACCGCCGCGTTTTGGGAAATACAGGTAACGCGCTGATGGCGCTACCTAATGCCCTTACCTACCTGCCGTTTCGCGGTTTATTTGGGGAAGAGGGCTGGGATGCCTACATGGGTATGCAGGCTGATTTGCTCTATGGTGGAAACCCTACAAATGCCGGGTTTACTGGAAAAAATGCCTTCAGCCCTGTTCTTCCACCGAGGTACTCCGACGCCGATATTACGGATATAAACACGCGGTTTCGAGACCGGAACCCAGTCAGTTCAATACCTAAGCCAACTTCCGGCACCACTGGTCCCACTTCGATGACGCCCGGTGACACTCTCGGCTCGGCTCGCGGCAAGGCGAAGGAATGGGACGCGCTGGCCACGCAGGAGCACCAGAAACGGGTCTCGGAAGCAAGGACCCGCATCGCCACCGGGACCGCCACCGCAGATGACGCCGTCATCGCTAACTCCCCTGCACCAAGGGCCACGGCAACGGGCGGGGTGTGGTTTGACCGCCCCGGAAGCGCGGTTGAAGGCCGTGGGATTTTTCATGTGGGCGACGAGCGCATTGCCACCCAGCGCGGGGCGAACGGGCAGCCTGTGTCCGTCGCAACGGGAGGCGCAGACGACTGGCGCTCCAATGGCAGCCGGGTAAAGGTGACCCAAGAGGGCCTTAACCGGAATGCCCCGGTTATCCCCAAGACCAGCGATTTCCTCCCCGACGGGACCCGGTATGGCGGCTTCGACGGGACGTATCAACGCCCGGTCGACGAGGAGACGGGTGCGCGCGGCAGATACCAGCCTGTACCCAAGGGCGAGACCAGCCTCAGGAAAGCGGTCACTGCCGCCACCTCGAACCGCAAGAACATTTCCCAAGTAATTCCTGATTTCGGCGGCGGAGTTCTCCCCGCGTCCAGAAAAACCAACTTTTCTTTCGACGCATAACCACCCATGGCACTCTGGAACGATGATCCGCTGAACGCACCGTTGGCGCGTCCGTCACAAACTCCATTGCTGGAGAGTCCCACTGACCAGTTGCTAGGCCACCGCAGCCCGGTTGCCTTCGACCGCGAGTTGAACCAGCGCGAGACCCGGCTGAGAGACCTGCGGCAAAAGTCCGAGCGGGCCAAGTCCGACCGGGACAACTTCTTCAAGGAGGCGGTCAAGCCGTTCATCGACCAGACAGGGCCCGAGTACACCTTTGACTTGGACCCGAAGGCCGACCCGGCTGAGTTCGTGAATACCTTCCACACCGGGCTGGAGCGTGACGCCACCCGCGAGGTTCGCACAGGCATAACCGGGACTCCCGACCGGGGGGATTTCGAGCGCACCCAGCGGCGCAAGGGCGATCTGCAGAACTGGCAGATGCGCAAGGAGAAGTTTGACCGCCTGCAGGGGTGGTACCAGATGGAACAGGACGCCTACGACTCCGAGAACGAGGCGTACATGACCGAGCGCCAGCGCAAGCTGTCGGTACCGGATGAAGTTTGGGGGGCGATGCGCCGCAAGGAAGTCGACCAGTTTGCCGCCACGGCTCAGGCCAAGGGCCGGATCATGGGCGACCGCCAGTTGCAGGAGGACTTGGGGGCGATGGCCAAGGGCCCGTCTCCCGAGCAGCGGGTGCAGGCGTACATGAAACGGTACGCGGCCGCCAACGGGCTGGCCAATACGCCGGACATCGAGAATGCGATGGTCAACGAGGGCAC